TACAAGCCTATTTTAGTATCAAATGTTTTGCCGTCAAAGGCTTTATGCGTTTTTCTCTGCGTAAACTGTCCGGGCACGTGCATCCAGATGCACTTCGTGATGCCGAGGTCACGCGCGTTGTCGCGCTGGATTTCCTGGTTCAGCTTGTTGGTCTGATCCAGAGCGACACGCTTCGCGCGCTCCTCGTCAAAGCCCTGGGAGCCTTTCAGCAAATTCTCGATATCACTGAAACTCACATTCTGTCCGTTGGTCTCTTCCATCAGAGCCTGCAGGCGGGCTAAATCCTGAGAAGCCATCTTTGTAATCAGCTTTGTATTGTCCTCGATATGCTTCTGCAGGTTTTTGGCCGCCGTCGGGCTGATATACTGGCGCTTAAGCACCGGAATGCCCCAGCGCGCGTCTATGCTCTTCTCGCTCACGCCCGCCGCCTTGAGCGCCTGCTTCTGCGCATGCGTTGTCGTGCGGTACATGGCGGCGCAAAACCATCTCGATATAGCCTTTGCAACCTGCCCGGCCTTTACCATCCATCGCGCCATATCAGCGGCAAATCTGCGCGTGATATCGGACGGAGACGGCTCGAAGCCGCCCGCGGCGTCATGAGCCATGCCGAGTTCCTGATGCAGATCTTTAAGCGCATCGCGGAGCAGCATCCGCAGAGCGTTCCGGAGCCTCCGGGCGTACTCCTTCTGCACGCCCTGGTTCGCGGCTACAGCCCTTGCGGTTCTCGGCTTCTTTCTCATGCCTCAGCCTCCGGCGCCTCGGCTTTTTCAGCCATTGCCTGCTTCATGCCGTCCTCGTGCCCCGGAGCGGCTTTGGCCTTAGCATCCGCCTCGGCCTTTTCCTGCTTTTCCTGCTGTCCGGCCATCATGTCCTCAAGCCCTGAGGCGTCTGGCGTATCGGTCTGCATGTCCTGCCCGTCTCCCATATCGGGCATTTCATCATCGATAAAATCAAGCCCCATGTCGGGATCCGCTTTCACTGCCGCTCGCATCTCCTCCGGACTTATGACCTGACGGTCAAGAGCGGCGCCCAAAGTGTTAATGCGCGTCTGCGCGTTCATCGCGCGCGCGCTGTCGTTGTCGGTGCCGAGCTGCTTAAACTCAAAGGTTATAGACGGATCTATCGTGCCGGCCTCGGCTATCTCAATGGCTTTCAGGCACTGCTCGATGGCAGGGCGCAGGATCTCCTGCTTTGTCCTGATGTGATCATAATAATTTTTGAGGTCTGACTCACCTGTCGCGTTGAAGCCGGAAGGGCTGATACCCAGGAGTTTGACCGCGGGCGTGCGGTTTATGGCCGCTATCATCTCAAGAGACTGCCTGACGATATCTGTGCATCCGGCGGTGCTGGTCTGTACATTGGATACCTGCTCGTCCTGCTTGTCGCAGACAAAGACGGAGTTATTGTCGCGGTATCTCTGCAGGGCCTGCATACGTATGTCGAAAGACTGCACGCCGCCGGGCGTGCCGAAGATGGCCTGCGTATCGGTCTGCATAACCAGGAGGCTGATTTTCTTGAGCAGGTCAGCAGTATAAATCCGGCATTCATTCCAATGCAATACGTAATCCCAGAGAATTTGCGCCTGCGGGATGCCCAGGAAATTATAAGACGGGCGCAGGAGGAGCGGCGGCGGGTTGTCGAAAACCGAAATCATGCGGCTTGCGTGCACCTTCTGCCCTAAAACCCACCAGCACTTAGGCTGCATGTAGTCAGGCTGCAGGGGATTTGTCGCGTTGTAGTCTCCGGGAGAAACATTAACCGGATCCACAAGGGTAAAGCGGAGCGCCATGCCCTCTGACATCTCAGCCGAAAGAGACGAGATGCGGAGCGGCAGGGCAAGATCCTCGCCCTCGGCGCCCGTGTCGATAAAGATGAAGGCGCCGCCCATGTAGCCCATTGTAGCCGCCGCGGAATGGAACAAATCTTTCAGGTGATACTTCTGATCCAGGAGATCCTCAAGATGCTGCACATCCTCCGGAGCCGTATCATCGCCACCCTTGACGGTGATCCACTCGCGTGTGATATCATCTGCGACGGTCTGTATGCACGCCCTGATCATGCCGTTTTGAGCAATCTGCTGCAGGGCGCCATAGCCGATAAAACTGGTTATAGGATACTGCCCCATATCCCCGGCGTGCTGCTGGAGGCTCTCATATATAGTGCTGTAGCCGCCTGCGGAGTCAAAGGCCATATCGAGCGCCTCGCGCTCATCCTTTGGTGCGCCCATCGAGACAGGGAGCGCAAAAGCGCGCCTGACCTTATCGATGCTGTCAAAAGCCTTAAAAGTTCTCTGCGGCATCATCAGGTTTGACGCGATATCCTCCGCGTTTGACGGGGATATATAGAGACGTGATTTTTCAGTCTTTTCTGCCGTCATAATCCTAAATACCTCTTGTTGCTCGCGTCAATCCTGAATCCGCCCATACGGAAATCTGACACCGCATAGCGGAGCGCGTCCGGGAAATGCGAGAAGTCGTGCTCAGGCACATCCGTCGGCATTCCGTTCTTGTCCTTTTTCCAGGTGTAGTTCTGCACCGCGTGGAGGAAGCCCGGGCAGGCCGGTGAGACTATCATCTCGAAACCCTGCAGCTTCTGTATGCCATAGCGCACGCTGTCGGCGCCCTTCGTGACTGAAACCGTGTTCAGCCCCAGGCGCCGCAGCTCCGCTATGCTCTTAGGCTCGGCGCTGTCGCAATAAATGCGCTCATGGATAATGCCCAAATCCTTTATCCCGGCGCATATCTCAGCGTTGGTTACTCCGGTGCCGCTCCACTCGGTGAAAATATACAGCCTCATGGCCTTCGCGTCTACCAGAGCACCGACAAACGCCGTAGGATCCGTAAAGCCGAAATCCATGCCGTAAACAGCAGGCAGGCGCTGGAGCATGAGTTCCCTGACGTCAAAATCCTGCTCTTTCACGCGGTCAAAAATCAGCCCCTCGGATATGCCCCACTGCCCCTCGCCCTCGATAGCGTAGCGGCGCGGATTGTGCTCTGCCATATCGGCAAAGATAGCCCTGTCCTCGTCAGAGAGCCATTCATTACACTTGTAAGTTGTAGTAGCCGCGAAGACGTGCGGATTTGGCGTATCAAAGAACCGCGCCTTGAGCCATGAGCGCTCTGACCACGGGTTGAAAGTCAGCGTCAACTGATGGTTAAGTCCTTTCGGCAGCCTGCCGCGGATACTCATGTCAAGCTTGTTAAAGTCAGGCTCACGGATCTCGTAAGCCTCGTCTATCCATACCCAGCACAAAAATCCCTTTGCTACTGTTATGGAAGTAACTTTCAGTCCGTCGTCAAGGCCGCGGAAGAGGATCTTCTGCCCCGTCGGTGTATAAGTCAGTTCAAGCGGATTGGTTGTAGCCTTCCAAAACTGCCCGATATTAAGGCGGTCTATAGCCCATCTCAGCTGAGCAAAACAGGAGTCCTTAAGCGTACGCCCATAACGGCGCACTACAAGCAAATTGGCCTGCGGCTGTGCCATCATGTTAATGATGTACCAGAGCGCGGCTGTAGTGGATTTTTTGGAGGCTCTTGAGCCTTTGACGACACGATAGCGCTGAGAGGCCTGCCAGAAATCAGCATAGCCCTTGCCTACAATGTCGGAAAGCTTAATCTGCCTGACTGCCATCCGCCGCCGCTACTCCTTAAGATCGTTTATGATCTGCACCTGGATAGGCGCCGAAGACGTTACATCGATCTGCTGTTTCTCTGACCACTCAGCCTTGCCGTGCGTTTTCAGGTAAAAAATCGTGGCAGCGGTGTTCTCGCCTGATGTGGCCATCTCGAATAATACGTTTTCAACCTTTTGCAAAGCCTGGGCGTGACCGAGTTTTATGGCTTCCGCAAATTCCGCACTATCTTTCTTGCGGTGATCTATCGTGCGCGCGCTTACGCCGAGGTTGATTGCAATCTGCTCCTGGCTCTGCCCACGGGCTGCCAGTTCTCTGACTTTATCAAGATCTATAGGGATTTTGGGCTTTGTAATCATTTCTGCCCCCGGCTGTAGTTTCTGTTGAATGGATTATAGCACGAATAGCACAATTTGTGCCGGATTTCAACAGGCCGGAGCGATATTTTTATCGGACGCGTTTATCAGGATCTCACGCTCGTAAATGCCCGTCTTTGTCTCAAAGACGGAAAAACGCGGCGTGCACTCACGCGCCACCAGCAGGATCCTTGCCCTGCCGTCTGCGCACTGCTGCCTTACCTGCCCGGCGGCGTGCCCTACAGCCTCGGCTGAGATTTTGCGGCTCCACTCTTTCAGCATCTCATAGCCCGGCGTGCAGGGCGTATATATCGCGTCGGCACTATAATGATACGCCCGGCATACATCAGCGCCCGCGGCGTACGCGGCATGGAGCGTTACGGCAGTGAGCACGTCAATCCCTGACGACACCGGCACGATAACAGGCGGGCGCTGATACCTCTCAATCGGCATGCCCGCGGCGCGCGCGTCCGCTATAGCCTTCCGCAGGCAATCGCACGCCCTGGCATCTGCGGCCATGAGGATATAGGCGGCTTCGTAGCGCGCCCAGTGCTTCAAATCCTCCTCGTATAAACGCGCCTCATACGGCAAAGCCGGAGCGGGCGTCATGCCGTACACCGGAGCGCCCGGCGCGTAAATCAGGGAATGCCCCGACCGCACCGCCGCGGCTCTTGAAGCTGTAAGGCATGACACCGACAGCGCCCACGCCAGCCGCCCGCAGTCCGCCGCCTTCATGCCTTCTGCCTCCAGGCGGAAAACACTGACAGCCATCCGCCGGTCTTTGCGGCTTTGCATGAGGTGCAGGCGGCTATCGCGCCGGCCTGCTCCTCCGACAGCTGAAAACGCCCGGCAAGCGAGAAGTTATAGCGCATCAGGCAGAGCACGCCCCGAAGCGCGTAAAACATGCTCTGCGGCGGCTCCTCCTCTGTATAGAGCCAGTGCTGGTGAGGCGGCATCGCGCCGCCGCCTCTCAGCTTTTCAGCGAGTTCGCGCCCGTGAACATCAGGTATTACTAAAACAGGATGAACGCCGCGGAACATTTTCAGGAGCATGTTCAGTTCAAGCTGCTCGTTTTTGCAGTCCTGGATCAGGCGCGAGACGGGGCTAATCTTTCTCTCTTTCATCAAGCCATCTCCCCTTCACGCCATCTATGCAGGCGCTTGCGTCCTCGTACCTGACGCCGTTACGCTCCGCAAAGTCCTTCACGCTCTCATACCTCACGCCCTCATACTCAAGAGGCTTCATAGCGCCCTTGTGCACCGGACGTGTGAGCGGCACGCCGCGTTTCAGGCGCATATGGCACGTGCTCAGCTTGAGGTCAAAGTGCTCTGCAAGCGCTGTCATTGACGGATAGTCAATGCCATGATAGGTGATAACGCCTTTTGCGTACCTCGACATCTCAAGCGGGATATGCTTCTTGAGCCTTAAATTCAGCGTATCGCGCCGCAGGCCGTAAGCCTCGGCAAGCGCAGTTATTGACGGATATATCACGCCTTTATACTCTACCGGTTTTTGATTTTTCAGTGTCATATCAGCTTCCATAATTCCTGCCACCAGGAGGCTCCTTTGACTGTAAGCGGCACACCGAGAGTGAGGCGGTATCGCGCGCCCCACACATCAAGCCCGTAAGCCTCAGCAAGCGCGTGCATAGACGGATATTTGCGCCCGTCATACTCGACAGGCTTAAACACCCAGGCGCCGTTTTTCTGCTTCGGCAGGTCAAGCGGTATACCGCGGTCTATGCGGTTCCGGGCGCAGAAAACCGACAGGCCGTAATCGTCTGCCAGAGCCTGCCAGCTGTCGTACGCCCTGCCGCGGTATTCAATCCGGCAATGACAGCGCGTCATCAGGCATTACCTCGTCATCATCAGCATAAGCGTCATCAGGCGGTATCTCATCATCGATAGTATAAGCCTCGGTCATCGCGCGCTGCATATCGTATTCACGGCCTGAAAAGGCAATATCGCAAAGCGCTGAAAGGAAAGCCGCATACATAAATGTGATAACGTCTTTTGTGTCATACCGGGCGGCCTTTGCGGCTTTTGCCTCCTTGCAGCTCTCCTGACACCACGCGCCACGGCAGTACGGACACATGTAGCAATCGAAATTTACGCGCCCGGCACAGCACGCCCAATAATCCTCCTCTATCTCCGGCCTGAGGCGGTAAA